GTTGGAGTTTGGAAATCCCTTGAGAGGCGTGGCTTGGCGACAATTAAGCAGGTGTCTTCCGAAGACAGGGGCGAAGATGGAGTTTTTCGCATATTCCAAGCGCAAATTACAAAAAAAGGAGAAAACCTTATCCTGCAAAAACAATTTTCTCAGCAGCAAACAGCTTCCGAGTTCTCTGCCCGCGCCCGCAAAAAGACGCGCAAGGTGACGCGAGGGCAAGCTCATGGACAAGGTGGCGTGCTTTGACACGGCATTGGACCGGGAGCTGGAAGCAGAGACAGCTTAACGCTCCCCCGCCAAGCGCGGTGCAGGAGACTCGGAGCCCGCTACGGCGGGCTTCGTCATTACCACTAAGTGTTCTCGCGGGACATTTGCGCAGAATGACGTGCGGCGTTGCATGATCGGAATACAGAGGAGTGCCTTGCCACACCGCCAGCCACGCCCCTCGAAGACCCGCATGAATGCTGGGCACAGCAGCTTATTACAAATCAGGTGCTCTACCAGCTGAGCTATACCGGCGTCTGGAAAGTTACTCTGTAAAGGCTGTTCTGTAGGCGCTTGTAAGGGTCCGTGTGACCGACCGGGAGAAACTCCGCGCGCTTCCCCTCACCCGCCTCAACCGGAAGCTGGTCTCGGACTTCCTGCGCAAGACACAGCTGGCGCCGGCCTCGCAGAAGACCAACCTCGCCATGGGCCGCGCGGCATTTATGAAACGTCAATGGCTATACACAATAACCGACGTTTACGGCACCCTTTTTGATAGCTCGGTCCTGCGCACCGTCTCAAGGTTCCTCGGGCACACGACCAGCTCAACGACTGAGCGGCACTACGCGACCATGGATCAGCGGGTCGAACTACCGGATTAACGGTACAATCCTACAGAGAGGGCACCTCGGAACCGCCGCAATTCCTCTCTGTAGCCAAATCAGAGAATTTTCCGGCAATACCCCCACAGCGGACGCTACGGCGCGACCACCAGATCCGCCTTCTTCGCCGGCTGCTGCGGCGCCCAGGGCAGCGTGAAGACCACCCTCGAAGGGATCCTCTGGCCCGGCCACCACATCTTAGTGGACTGCAGGCCGCCGGTGACTGGCACGGCTTCGATGACGGTGAGCAGCGGTCCCTTGAATCCGCCCTCGCCGTCGTCAGGGAGCATGATGACGCACGGCGTGATGCCGACCCACTCGTTGTCTACCGCGACCATCATGCCGGTAGGCACGCTGTGGACGGCCATGGCGCGAGCTTTCGGCGCGGTAGGCGGCTCGGGCTTGGGCTCCGGCGTTGTGGCGCAGGCGGCGAGCGCGAGACTAGCAAGGAACGTGATCGTCTTCATAGCACCGGTCGGCGATGGCTTTGAGGTTGTCATCATAGGGCAGCGTGTCGAGGGCCAAGCATGCATTCCGCAGGCGGTGCTCGCCGTAGGCGCGGCGCAGGGCGAGCACGGCACTGCCGGTGAAGCTGCGGCCGGCGAGTTGGCGCGGTTCAAAAAGTATTTGGCCGAGCGGCTAACCTAGCCTTGGCCCAGCGCGCATTGACCGCCGCGCGGGCCTGCTCGCTGGTGCGGGCTTTGAGCGGCGACCTGACTTTGCCGCCCTTGCTCCCGGTGGCGCGGGTGTCCACGATGTGCGCGCGGAGGGTTTTATTGCAGTGGGGGCATTTCATCATACCGCATCCTCGCACTGGCGTGAGCGCCGCCGTTTGTGCAGCTCGCGGGCGGCTTTGATCTCTGATTCTGTTTTCATTGTGTGTGTCCTTTGTCTGTGTTCGAGGAACTGGCGTCTTTCTTGGGCCAGCGTTTTGCGCGGGCGGCAGCAAGCCGTTTCTTTCGGCGGGCCAGCTCAGCCGCAGAAAAGTTTTTAGGCTTTCCAGCGGCGAGTTTTCCGAGAGCTTGGGCGGCTTTATTCATTTTCCGTTTCCGTGAAATAACAGTTCGCGGCCCAAATAGGGTGCTGTCCCCACATCGCCGCGGCGAACCGGTTAACGGCGACCCGCGCCGCATTGCGCTTGGCCGCCGGCTCTCCATCCGCCATAAGTTCTCCGTGCGGAGTCCGCGTCCGCGATCCTTTTTCGGGCTTGCTGGCATACGCCACCTGAACCTCGTTTTCGTCGTATATGCTCACGCCCCATACCGGGACGGCCTTATAGCGGTAGGTTGGGTAACCGTCGCTCCCGTCGTCGTGAAATGAGTGTGTCCAGCCATTCGGAAGACGGCGGAGCGCACGCTCCATTTTAGTTTCTTTTATCGCAGCGACGGCAACGCTGAGTTCCTCGCCCGTCATGTGGTGTTGGTAGTAGGCGGTTTTCATTGTGTGTATTTTTGTGTGTTCGTGTGTGTTTGTTTGTTAGTAGGCGACAATCTCCATGACGCTGGAGACTTGATCGTCGGACAGACCGAACGACTTGAGTCGATCGGCAATTCTTTCGCGGCGTTTCTCGGAGTTGATGAGACCAGCAGCAATTCTATCGGCTCGCCGCATTGCCTCGCGTTGCTCCGGTGTGGTTGGCGGATTCATGCGACCTCCTTCGCCATGAGTTCGGCAATGACAACCGGCCATTCATGGGACGGCGGGCAATCGCCGTCTGCGGACGCGGGGCGTTGACGAACCTCGGCGACCTGCGGCTCGTCGGTGCGCTCGTCCATGTTCCCCTTTTTTGCTTCCGCATCGATCCATCGCTGCAACTCGGCCACTTCCTCGGAGAGCATGGCTCTCAAGTCATCGTTCGTGGGCTGCCCGCTGACGCCGATATATCCGGCCGTTCCGGTGTCCGCCCATGCGGAAACCTCAATTACGTAGTCAAACTGAGTTTCGTCGGGCATTTTTCCGGCGTTGGTGTAGCGGGTGGTGATTTGCGCGGCGGAATTCCCCGCGCCCGTTGTGGTGTGTGTTTTCATTACTCCCCTACTATACGCCAGACGCTGGGGAATGCAAGAAAAAAGATCAATTTTCTGAAAGTTTTTTTCCTACAGAGTAAAATGGCCTGTTTTACCGCAAAAACGCCGAGCAACGTGTTTAAGTTTTTGCGTTTTTTAGACAGGTTTCTAGGGCGTCGTTTGTTGGTTTTCATAAAATGCACTTAGGGACACTTCGGGACATTTGTCAAATAGGGTCTTGGCCCCACGGGTGGTGAAAAATATGTCTTGCGCTGTCCGCGCATGTCTGCAATTATCCACCCAGGTGCGCGCCCATCTCGCCCTCACAACTATGACACCCACACCACTGGACGTCCTTAGCTACCTCACCGATGCGACCTTCATGTCGCTCGTCGGGTTACTCGTCGTCGGCTCCATCGCCCTCAACGCAATCAACAAGATTGGAGGCCGGCGATGATCGACCCCGACTACGACGACCGGTGCGACGATGAACAGCGTGAGGCCGACATCAGCCGGGCGCATTCGGCTGACTGCATGGCGGCCTATGGCGTGCCCTACGATCCCTATGATGATGGCGACGAGGAGGACGCATGAGCCATGTGGGTTCTGCCTCGCCAGTTACACACGTCTCCCTTTGTGCCGGATACGGAGGCATTGATCTCGGACTCCACCGAGCAATCCGAAATCTGCGCACAATCGCTGTTAGCGAGATCGAAGCCTTCGCCTGCGCGAACCTGGTCGCAAAGATGGAAGCGGGACTCTTGGACTGCGCGCCTATCTGGACGGACCTTAAAACCTTCCCATGGTCAGACTTTCGTGACCGCGTGGACATCCTCTCTGGAGGTTATCCCTGCCAGCCCTTCAGCACAGCAGGAAAGCGGCTTGGCAAAGAAGATCCCAGACACCTCTGGCCTCACATATCAGCCGGAATTGCTCTCATGCGACCGGGTGTCTGTTTCTTTGAAAACGTCGAAGGACATATCTCGCTGGGGCTGCCCGACGTTTTGCAAGACCTGGTCGGACTGGGTTACCGACCGACGTGGTGCGTGGCGTCAGCGCGTGAATGCGGCGCGCCTCACCAGAGGAAGCGGGTCTTTATCTTGGCCTACCGCGAATGCAAGGGACTGGAAGGATTCTATAACCGGAACACACCCACCGAGCCGACCGAATATGTCGGAGCAGACGCTTGGGCAAGCAGTGAGTGTGATGTTTGGCCAAGCCGCCCAGGCGAGCAGCAGCACGGATGGGAGCCGCCGAGAACAGTGGGGAACCCCGCGAGCATCCGAAGCGAAATGCGGAACCCCAACAGCCCGCGACCACATTACCGGGGATCAAGTGTTTGCGGAGGAGATAAAGAAGCAGTGGCCGACACCAACAATGCAGGATGGGAAACAAAGCGGTATAACTCCGTTCCAAGCGAAGGGAGGGAATCACACAAACCTTCTGCACGTGAAAGCAATGTTGGAGAATCAGAAGCAGTGGGCAACGCCGACGCCGTGGCAGCAAGACGAGTCAGCAGAATCTTGGGAAGCCCGCAAGGCGAAGAACATGGTGGAGAGACGGCAGAGCGGCAGGCTGAACCCCCGCTGGGTCGAGACGTTGATGGGTCTCCCTGTGGGCTGGACTATGCCCAGCTGTGTGAATCCTGTGACAACCGCACCGACGAGTTGCGACTCCTCGGGAATGGCGTTGTGCCAGCCGTCGCAGAGCGAGCGTTTAGGCTTCTTGTTAGTGAGCTGATGGAGCACCAGCCATGACCGTCCCAAGCCAACTCCACGCCCGCAACTACCACGGCACACGCCCATGCATCCCTGTGGATGCGCTGATGGCCATGTGCCAGCGGATCTTTAGCAAACTAACCAAGACCAAACCATGAGCACCAACACCAAGAACCAGACCAACCGCATCCTGCGCTATCTGCGCACCGGCCGCGGGATCACGCCGCTGTCAGCCTCCACCCGCTTCAAGTGCATGCGGCTGGCGGCACGCATCGAGGAGATGCGCGAAGCCGGCATCCGTGTGCAGAGCCGGATGATGCGACGCAACGGCAAGCGGTTCGCTTGCTACTCGCTGGCTTAACTCATTCGGACGTGGCCACCGTGCAGCAGCGCAAACCTAAGCCCGCGCCGGGTTCCAATCCCGGCACGTCCACTTTATGCGCATGGCAAGTCGGCGACTACTGGCATGTCCAGAGCCGTGACCCGTGGCTTAGTGGCGTGCTGCTGGACATGGGCATGAAGAAGATTGCGAGGGCGGTCAGGGGGCCGCACCTAAACATTTTCGAGACGGACCAGGGGGTTGAAGCGGTGAGGCCGCTCTTGAGGCGGCACAAGGGGAGGATTTTGAGGTAACCTTATGGCGAGACCTAAAACACGATCAAAGCCCAAGGCCGGCGGACACCGCGTCAAGATCATCAAGGATGACGAGGGCAAAGAACTGGTCAGTGTCCAGGGCCACACCGGCCAAGATGTGCCCCCGGGCAAGGTCGCTGAGATCCTCGCGGCGCACGTTTCAGGGATGCCAGCCACGCGCATTGCCCGAGCCTACAACACGTCCTACCACACCATCATTGCGCTCATCCGCAACCGTCCCGAGGCACTAGACAAGGCCCGCCAGACGGCTGCCAACAATTGGAAAACCCTCGCGGCTGTCGGCACGGCAGAACTTCTTGACCGCGTGCCGGATATGAAGGACCACGGCCTAGTCATCATGTCGGCTGTGGCAAGCGAGAAGGCAGAGCTGCTGTCCGGCGGTGCAACACAGCGGGTTGAACACGTGCTGGCCCCAGCGGCTGACGAGTGGATCACATTCGTGGCTGGCCTGCGGAAGGGCTCTGAGGTCGTGGATGTGGCGTTTATACCGGTCGAGGGTCAGGAGCGGCCGCCACAAACAGAGACGCCGAGCCTACCTCCAGCACCGATAGTGACCAATCGTGACATTATCACCCTTGATTAGCAACGACTTACACTATAACTAAAGACAAGATCCATCATGTATAATGACTCAGAATTAAACATCACAACGCATGTTCCTCTGTCGGATGGGGGGGGAGGGGGTTGCGTGTTCTCAATTTCTTCAAACACCCCCACCGATTCGGCTCCGACACTGTCCAAAGAAAAACGATTCCGAAGAGGCGATGTAAACCCTTCTGATGGAACGATTTTCTGGTGCTACGAACGCGACAGGAGGGTTGATGGCAGTGTTCATGTCAGAGAGCGCTGGATGCCGTTACAGAGATACGCCGCACAGCGCGAATGGAAAAAGCTGGTTGCCGCCCGATATATGAACGGAGAGGCGTTTAAGGCACGGGCCGTGGACCGGGCGCAAGCCACGAAGAGGTGGGCGCAGTCTGAGCGGGGAAGGGAGCGCGCCAAGATCGGCCGGCAGAAGCCAGAGAACAAAGAGCGGCGGCGCGCTTACTCCAAGAAATACAGGCAGCGCCCAGGAGTTGCAGAAAAGAAAAGGGCAGCGGAAATAAATAGATATCAGCGCTTAAAGCATGACCCCGCATGGGTGGCCAAGATTCGCGAAAGGACGCGCAGATGGCAGCAAAACAACCAAGAAAGATGTAAGGAACTGCAGCGCCAGTGGGCTGCGCGCAATCCCGGCCGGCGGAATAAACTTGCCAAGGCATACGTCAAGCGCCGCTACGCCCAAGACCCACAGTTTGCATTGGCCTACAAGGTCCGCGCTCGCGTTTACCAAGCCATCCAAAAGGGCGGCGCCTCCAAGACCGGCCGCACCGAGGAACTAATCGGCTGTTCCTTTGACTTCCTGCGCCAGCACATTGAGCGGCAGTTTAAGGGCAAGATGTCGTGGGATAACCCTGGCAGTTTTCACATCGATCACATTGTTCCCCTCGCCGCCTTGGATCTTGCCAATCCAGAGCAACTCAAAGTCGCCTGCAACTGGCAGAACATGCGCCCTTTGGCGCCACGCAAAAACATGAGCAAGGGCGCCAAACTCACTGAGCCCCAACTCCACCTGCCCCTAACCATCCACAGCACAACCACCTGCCCCTTATGATCAACGAACTAATCAAAAAAGCCACCGACACCCTCAGGGGGCAACCTAGCCCGCAACCCGAAGCCGCCCCAGAGCCCCCACCCGCAGCAGCCCAAGATGCCACGCCCAAGCCTCCCGGCGCCCCCTACGCCGTGGGCGAGGAAGTCACCGCGGCCGTCTCGGCGAAGTCCTGCCCCCACCCCAAGATGCTCTTCATCCTGCCCCCCAGCTTCGACGGCCCCGCGGTCACCTATGTCCAAGAGAAGAAGGACTGGCGAACCAACGACCGCATGAAGGTTCGATTTGCGCGGGTGCGCCCGGACGGCGTCCTCGAGTTCGATGGCCCCAAGGGCGCCCACCGGAACAAATTTGGGAGGCGCAGCTAGTGGAACCAAAGCGCCAAAAACCGGAGCGCGAATACGCCTACGCGCAGAAGCTGCCAACCCGCGACAAGTTTGTCTTGGTCGCCCTGGCAGACCTAGCCAAGGACCGCGGCGTCTTTGCCAGCCGCAACAAGCTCCACGAAATGACCGGCATCAGCACCCGGCGCATCACTGACATTCTCAACCGGCTGATCGCCGGCGGCTACATCAGCAGGGTCAATACGGCACGCATCAAGAACGGTATGCGCATGGCTGCCGTCTATCAGTTTACCGGTATGGGTGACGCAGCGTCACCGGTGACAGAGCGTCATCTAGGACACAGCGTCCCTTGTACAGGTGACACAGCGTCCTCTGTACAGGTGACGCTGCGTCACCCCAACTATAAGACAACATTAAGAAAGAGTAATGACGCTGACGCGCCCGCTCCGGCCGCTTCGCAGCCTTCGCTCCCTTCTTCTTCCCCTGTAGCAGTTCCGCGTCCAAAGCCGCCCAAGTTCGACCCCGCCACCATTTCCCTGCCCCACGGCGCCGGCCTCGCCAATGCCTGGGCCGAGTTTGCCCAACACCGCCGAGAGATCAAGGCTCCCCTAACCCCAACCGCCGCCCAGCGCATTGTCGCCGATCTGGCCGCCGTCAACGAGGCCAACGCCGTCGAAGCCCTCCGCAAGTCCGTCAAGCACGGCTGGCGCGGCGTCTTCCTCGACAGCCTCAAGGACGCCCCCAAAGTCCTCCACATCCCCCGCACCGGACCCGTGCAGCCCTCCGAGGCCGAACGCCGCATGCTCGCCCTGGAAGCCCTGCAAGCTGACCGCATGAAGGGAGCCGCATGACCCAGGCAATCTTCGCCATCTGCGAGGGCTTCAACGCCCCGGTGCCCGAAGCTGCCGCCCGCAGCCTATCAAACTGCCGCCGCGGCGACCTCACCGAAGCCCTCTTCATCGCCGGCTGCATCGTCTACGACTGGGAGACGTTCAAGGCGTTTGGCCACGACCACACCGCCGACTGGGTGCTCGTCCGGGGAGCCTTTAGGCTGACCGTACAGGTCAAGACGGCTAGGCTGACCGACCGCGGCGACTACCTCATCGGCACCAAGCGCGGCGGCGGCGAAACCACCCGGCCTTACGCTGCCGGCGACTTCGATGTCCTCGCTGCCTACCTGCCGGACCGCAACCAGTTCGTTTTCTGGTCGTTTGAACATGTTCGCAACCGGCAGTCCGTCCGCTACAGCCCTGACCGCCACCGCCAGCCCGGCAACTGGAACCTCCTTGACGAGGTCGCAGAAGCCCTAACCGCAAATCAAAACCCCTTGTAGCCTAAGACAGCCAATGTCCCACCCCCTACTGTACATTTGACCACCTATATGAAAACCAAAGCAACCACCAAGAAAAAGCTCCCCGCGGTCACCCGCGAGAACGGCCGTCCCACGATCAACGCGGAGGCCATCGACGACCTCTTTGAGCAAACCATCGCCAACCTCATGGCCCTCCAAGATGTCTGGGAAAAGATCAGCCTCAAGGAGGAACTACAATGATGACCAAAAACGGCAAGACGGAGGTCATCGAAGACGGCACCCCGGGCTGCCCCTACATACGCCACCTCGAAGTCCACGCAGCCTGCGACCGCTTCTTGGCCTCCCGCGGCATCATCACCGAGCCGACCTTCCGCAAGTCCGCCTGGCTCTACGGCCACGGAGCGACGGAGAAGCGCAGGAGGGCCGCGTAATGCTCGGCCAAATCAACTTCGGCCCCGCCCAGGCGGAGTCCAGCATTCAGTCCATCAAGATCCGCGATTTGGAATCCAAGATCGCCGACCTCAAGAGCCATCGCCGGCTGCTCCGGCAAGCCCTCCAAGGCTGCGCCGCGCTGACCCCCGCGGCCGCCCAAGAGAAGCACGAAGCCCTGCTCGTGACCGACCCGGAAAATCTTGATCTGCCCGCAGAAAAACTCTTGCCATGACGTGGACGGTTTGGGACACTCATGGACACACCGCGGCACACCACACGCAGTCCCTTTAGTGCCATGGAAAAATTCGCCGACCTACCACAACCGGAAACCGCACCACACCTATGGCTCGACCCATTCACCGAAGAAAGCATCCCCATAGTGGACGCCGCGTGCGAGCGCTGGTTGAAGCGCCGCGCAGAGCTGCGGAGGAAACGCGATGAACGCACTGCTGACAACCTACCTGCTGCTGATTGTGCTGGCCATGATTGTCATAGCGATCTTGGAAAATAACGACGGAGGCGCAGCCTAACATGAAAAAGCAAGTCACACCAAACTCCCCCGAGGTCGAATCCGCCGTCCTGGGCGCTTTGATGAGCGAGCCCAACATGATCGACGAGATCGCCGGTCTGAACGCCGACCTTTTCTTCACCCCCGCCAACGCGCAGGTCTTCGGCGTCATCCGCGACATCCGCGCGGCTGGCGGCGTGCCGAACATTGTGGCCGTCACGCAGGTGCTCGCCAGCCACGACCGCCTTGAGTTTGTCGGCGGTGCCGGCGCCGTCACCGACATGGTCTCGCACACCGCCGGCGGTCCCGCCGCAGTGGAGTACCATGTGCAGACCCTCCGCGACCTCCGCGCCCGCCGCGCGATCCTTACTGCCGCCGGCCGCCTGCAGTCTGCCGCCAGTGACCTTTCCCAACCCGCCGACGACGTGCTGCAGGACGCCGGAGAGTCCGTCTTGTCGCTCTCCCTCGGGCAATCCACGGACAGCATGCGCCCCGCCAGCGCCATCGTGCCTGGCTTGCTTGACGAGTTGGAAAAACTCATGACCCCGGGGCAGAAGCTCGGCGTTGAAACCGGGTTCAAAGCCTTCGATTTCATGACCGGCGGTCTGCGCCCAGGCCAGCTCACCATCATCGCCGGCCGTCCCGCGATGGGCAAATCCGCGTTCATGCTCAACATGTGCGAAAACATGGCCCGCCGCGGCGTACCTGCCCTCTATTTCAGCCTTGAGATGCCCGCCAACGAACTGGGCTGCCGCGTCGTCCTCGGGCGCGCGGAGACCAACATTGAAGTCATTCGCAACGGCTTCCTCGACCACGCATCGAAGCTCCGCATCACCGAGGCCGCCGACCAGTTCGCCAGCGAGCCCTTATACGTGGATGACCGCGGAGGCTTAACCATGCTCGACATCCGCGGCCGTGCCCGCTTGGCCGTCCGCCGCTGGGGCGTCAAAGCCATCTTCGTTGACTACCTGCAGCTCGTCTCGCATGTCGGCGCCCAAAGCCGCGAGAACGAGGTCGGCTTCGTCTCCCGCGGCCTCAAAGCCATGGCCATGGAGTTGGGCGTCCCGGTCATCGCCGCCGCGCAAGTCAACCGCAAGAGCGAAGACCGCAGCGATAATCGCCCCAAGATGTCCGACCTCCGGGAGTCCGGCAGCATCGAGCAGGACGCCGACCTGGTGCTTCTCCTCCACCGCCCCGCGTATTACGCCGCGGACCAAGAAACTGAGCCCGATCCCCAAGACGCCGAGTTGCACATTGCGAAACATCGGGCCGGCGCCACCGGCAAGGTCAATCTGATCTGGCGTCCGCGCCTCACGCGCTTTCAAGACGCCGCCCTCGGGGGCCGCACCACAGACGGCGGCGACTCCGTCTACGCACCATCGCGCCAAGTGCAGGAGGTCTTCTACAAATGAACTCCCGCGCAAAAGGAGCCCGCGGAGAACGCATGTGGCGCGACCAACTACGCGAAGCATTCGGCGACTCCGGCATCCGCCGCGGCCAGCAGTTCTCGGGCCTCGGCGATTCCCCCGATGTCGTCTGCCCCTGCCTGCCGGACATCCACTGGGAGGTCAAGTTTTGCCAAGTCACCAAGGTCAAAGACTGGATCGCCCAGGCCATCCGCGACGCCAAGGACAAGTTGTTCCCGGTCGTTGCCCACAAGCGCACCGGCGAGGACTGGCTCATCACCCTCCGCGCGGCCGACTTCCTCACCATTCTTCGACGCTCCGATTTCTTAGTACCAACAACAACACAACCACAAACCAAATAACATCATGGCAACAAAAACCATCACGACACCCGTGGGCATCGCCCGCTATCCCAGCCTCAATCGCGCCGACACCAAGTTTGACGAGATTGGCGTCTACAAAGTGAACCTCGAAATGTCCTCCGAGGACGCCGAGCCGTTCATCAAACAAATCGAAGCCCTCTTCGCCGAGTTCCTCGACGACAAGAAGCGCGAACTGAAGAAGGACAAGCTCAAGCTCCATGCTGCGCCGTGGGAAGACAACGACGGCATGACCCAGCTCAAGCTCAAGGTCAAGGCCATGGGCAAGAACAAGGAGGGCGAAACCTTCAGCCGCCAGCCGAAGCTCTTCGGATCAGACGGCCAGCCCATCACCGACAACATCGGCGGCGGGTCCAAAATCAAAGTCGCCGTAGTTCCCTACTGCTGGTACACCGCGTCCCTCGGCGCTGGCATCACCCTGCAGCCGAAGGCGGTCCAAGTCCTCGACCTCGTCACCTGGGGCGACGGCGGCAGCGCGCAAGCCTACGGCTTTGACGTGAGCGAGGCTAAAGCCCCCGCGACCAAGACCGGCACCGACGACCAAGAGATCAGCTGGTAACCGCTATGCCTGCCAAAACACCACGCAAGGCAGCTCCGCGCAAGGCCAAGGCGGTTAAACCCGCCGAGCCCGACCGCTTCACCGAGGACGGACGCAAAATCGTCCGCCTTGAGAAGACCCGCGCTCACCAGAAGTATCCGTTGAAAGACGGCACCGACGTTCCTGGTGCCTCAACCATCGCCAAGATTGGCGAGGACACCAGCGGGCTGATCCATTGGGCATGGAAGCTCGGCATGGAAGGCCAAGACTACCGGAAGGTCCGCGACAAGGCGGCCGACATCGGCACGGCCGCCCACTTCATGATCGAGTGCTTCCTGCACAATCACGAACCCGACCTCGCCGAGTTCTCCGCGGCGGACATTGAGAAGGCCAACATCGCCTTCGGCAACTTCCGCAAGTGGTGGGACGCGGAGGGCTTCACGGTCATTGAGCCCGAGGTCCAGCTGGTCTCCGAGGATTACCTCTTCGGCGGCACCATTGACGCCCCGAGCCGCGACCGCGACGGCAAGATCGTCCTTCTTGACTGGAAGACGAGCAAAGCCATCGTGGGCGCCCACAAGGTGCAGCTCGCCGGCTACGAGCAACTGTGGAACGAGAACCGGCCCGACATGAAGATCCAGCGGCGCGGCATCGTCCGCATCGGCAAGGAGAGCCCAGATGACTTTGAGATCGCCTGGATGTTCAGCGCCGAGCCGTACTGGGAAGTCTTCAAGGCGCGGTTGTTCCTGCACTACGCAAACTCGCGCCTCAAGAAAGCCGCCTAGCATGAAACGCCTCGCCCGCCGCTTCACCGTGCGCGAACAGACTTTCGGCCTAGCCGTTGAGTTCTTTTGCGGCACCCCTCAGAGCACGGCGTTGCGGCGGTGCGTGGCGCTTCTTCAGCTTGACCCCAACGATCCGGAGAACGCCCCGGACGAAGGCGACGCCGCCTGGGCCATGTGCTTCAACTCGCACGCCGTTGTCTGGATCGAGGACGCCACAGACATCGGCTCGCTTGTGCATGAACTCTACCACGTCACGGCCCACGTCCTCCGTCACATCGAGAGCAACGACGAAGAGACCGGCGCTTATATCCAGCAATACCTTTTCCGCGAAGCGTGGCTTCGCCTCAACAAGAAACCGAAAAACCAACCATGAGCACCCCGCTTGAACAAGCCCGAGCCATCGCGCAAGCCCGACACTTCCTGTCGGAGCTGTGCGTGCCCGGTAAGATCAAGCGGGTGCCCAGCGAGGTCCGCCGCGAAGCCCGCAACCGTCTCAAGCACATGCCTATGTCTTGGGATCTTAAAAGCATCGTTGCCGAGCCCGGTGCCTTGGAGAACGTGGCGAAAATCGAGGAGCACTACCGGCAGGTATTCTGGGAGGACGTAAAGAAATGAGCGGCAAAGGCGATACCCCGCGTGCGGTGAATGGCACCCTCTTTCGCCGCAACTGGGACGGAATTTTTATGATGAAACCCAAACAGTATCCCGACTGGATATGCAATCGGTGCGGCCGTCTGCACGGCAAGCGCCCCGAGGGCAGGTCCGTGGCCACCTACCATATCGGGCGGTGCGGCGTGTGCGGCACCGGCGGCATCGAGGTTACGGAGCCGCGAGACTTTGGGCACCTGCGGGAAGGATGGGACCAATGACCTTCACGCCCCTCCTCATCACGACCGTCTGTTACCTGGTGACGGCCGCCGGCTTCTACCGCGAGGGCAACGTCGGTCTTTCCGTCGCCTTCCTTGGCTACAGCTTCGCGAATTTCGGATTCCTTTATATTTGCGTCGCCGGCCAACCCTGACTTTATGGAAAAATATAAAACGATGACACCCGAGATTGAGGCCATCGACAACGAGATCATGCGTCTCAAGGGTCTGCGCGCCACGATGGTCGCCAAGTCGGCCAAGAAAAAGGCCGACGCTCTGTGTGCCGAAATGGCAGCGAAGAAAGCGCGCCGATGAATTTATCTGACGGCATCAAACGCTCTGCAGCGGCCTGCGATGTGGTGTGGCGGCCGAGAGCATGTGGTGTGAGCGAGCGGAGGCGCCTGCAGCGAACCTCCGCGCCGTCACATTTTTAATGATCCACGAATTCCAGCGCATTGTCCCAGTGGAGACACCGGTCGGCTACGGCAGCCTGCTCTACGTTGAGTCTGGCGGCCCGCTGTCGAATGACATTTTCGCCGTTGTCCTCGAGGACGGCGGCAAGATCCGGCACTTCCGGTCGGATCAAGTGACAGTTTTAGAAAACCCGACGATGGACATCGTTGGGAAGCAACCTTGGGACGCCGAGACGGCTCAACAACAGCTTGGGGAAGCTGGCCCGGCGCAGGGCACCGGCTCGGCGTCCTAATTACTTTGGAAAACGCCCACCAATCCCGCTTTACGCCAGCTCCGCATCCCGTGATGCAGGTTGACTATGACTATCTCGCTTCATTAGGAGCCGAGGAGGGCTGGGCGTACCTCAAAAAGCGCGAGGAATTAATCGCCCGCGAGTCCAATGACCCATTCCGTCACGGTTTCATCCCTCCCGTGTGGCGCCGCGCGTCCGAACTACTGGAAAAACACCGCGAGTTGCTTGTCATGGGCGGAAATCGCAGCGGCAAAACCGAATGGGCGGCGAAAGAAGTCATCAAGACCATGTATTCCAAGCCCGGATCGGTCGTCTGGTGCTTCCAAACCACGGCGCCAAACTCCATCGAGTTGCAGCAGCCCCGAATCTGGAAGTACATGCCGCCGGAGTGGCGTAATGCGCGCAAGGGACAGGTCACCAACATCACCTACAGCGTTAAGGGCGGTTTTACCGAGGCCAAGTTTGTCGCGCCCAACCAGGCGGTCTGCATCTTCCGCAATTACGCCCAAGATCCGTCCACCATTGAAGGCGGCGAGATTGATGCGTGCTGGTGCGATGAGTTGGTGCCGCTTGATGTTTTGGAAACCCTCCGGTTCCGCCTCGTTGACCGCAACGGCAAGCTCGCCGTGACCTTCACCCCGGTGCAGGGCTGGTCGCCCACGGTCGCCGACTACCTCAACGGCGCCAAGAACGTGGAGGAGATCGACGCCGAGCTTCTCCCGCGGAAAGACGCAGACGGCAAGGTCATTGGCCACGAGCAGGTGCCCATCGAGCAGATCAACCCCAAGGGCCGCCCAGTTCTCTACTTTCACACGCAGTCAAACCCTTGGGCCGGATGGTCCCGCATGAAGCGCGAGCTGCAGTCTGAGACCCGGGAGAAAATCCTCACCCGCGCCTACGGTGTGCCCACCAAAGCCATCGCCGGCCGCTTTCCGCTGTTCAATCCCAAGGTGCACGTCATTCGCCATTCAGAAATACCGAACGGCACCCGCTATCACTGGGTCGATCCGGCGTCCGGCAAGAACTGGTTCATGCTCTGGACCGTCTTTGACCCCGCGGGCCGCACCATCGTCTACCGCGAGTGGCCCAGCCAGACCGAATACATTGAAGGCATTGGCTACGCCGGCGAGTGGGCGCTGCCCGATGGCAAACGCATGGACGGCCGCCCCGGTCCCGCCATGCAGGACTTCGGCTTCGGCCTTGAGCGCTACAAAGACGAGATCCTGCGCGTTGAGGCCGGCGAGCCCATCTTCGAGCGGTGGATGGACAGCCGCTATGGCCATTCGAAGACGCTCGGCAAGGAGGCGCCGACCACGCTCATCGATGAGATGGCGTCCTTGGACATGTTCTTCACGGCCACGCCGGGCGACTCCATCGACGAGGGTGTTGGGATGATTAACGACATGCTGTCATACAATCCGGACCAGCCGGTGGACGCGCGCAACCAGCCACGGCTCTACATCTCGGAGAACTGCAAGAACACGATCTATGCGCTGCAGACCTATACCGGAGCGGACGGCAAGAAGGCGCCGACCAAAGATCCCATCGACGTGCTGCGCTACATTTGCCTTTCCGACGCGATGTTCATCGACGGCGGCAGCATGAAGTCCCGCGGAGGCGGCAGCTACTAAATTATGAAAACCGACAAAGCCAAGATGGCGGACAAGGTGAAGTGGTAGCGTGAGCGACAAGGAATACTTTTGGAGCGAGCTAACGCGCAAAAACCCGCGCCTGCTGGAAGATCCCCACTTTACACCCAAGAGCATGCGCAAGTTTTTCGATGCGGTCTACGACAAGGCGTGGAACCACGGATACAACGTAGCGCGGTCAATGCCGACATCCGGAGGTGCTGATTTCTTCTCGCAAATCTTTGGGAAGCGATGACAACCCTCGACCGCAGACAACCACCGCCACCACCGCCGGACGACCGGAAGGTCGCCCCGGGCGGCCACCCGCTGTGCCAGGTCTGTGAGCAGCCCCTTACGCCCAAGTGGCTCCGCGATCCGCAGCTGGGGCCGTGCTGCATTGACTGCGCGCCGTTTGTCATCAACGCCGACAAGCTGCTCCGCAGCATACGAATTTCACGATAGTTCAAGCCACACTTTAACTACTAACCCAAAACTATGCAGATCAACATATGTACACGCCGTAAACATGTCGTCATGGACATGTATAAAAACCCCGAGGATTTCGACACGTCCGCCGCGCTGGCCTTCCCGCGGGAGCAGGCGCCGGCTGCGTGGCTGGCCGTCATGCTCGCCCTCCAAGACCGCATCGCCGATGCCGTTTTGCTGGTCAGCGCCATGGCGACAGCGAAGGAGCCGGGCTTTGTCGCCCACGCCGCTGGCCAGCTGAATGCCTTGCAGGAGCTGTGGGACGACCTTGAGCAGCGCAGGGCCGAGGCGGCGAAGCTGTAGGTTCCAGCTCGGGTATAAAAAGCCGCCGCCCGACCGCTTTATACCATGTCGGGTATAGCCGACATCCCGCTCGGGAACGCAACGCTACACCGGTCTGGTGTAGTCTTCGCGCTACACCAGCAATCCGCTGTTTGATTTACAACCCCCAGATGAACTCTCAGTCGATCTCCGGCCGCCAGCACAAACAGCATACCCTTTAAGCCATTCTCGCCAAATGTCCTCGGAAGCCATTTGCAAGCAATGCGCATCATTCCCCCCAAAGATCCCAAAAGCATCTTTCGCGCAACACTTGCGCACAAGTAGTGCCTTTTCTATCCAGCGAAATAAGTGCTGGACAAATGTTCAGCTATGCCGCATAATCAGGTTATCGATTAAGGAGTGCCCCGCTGTGTCGGGGCTGTGGTTTGTTTTAGTCGGTCGGTCTTGGTGACGTTCACCCTGGCACCATCTTGGGAGGTTTAGACCATGGAGGAAGTTACGGTTGCCGATCAATCGGCAGGAGAAGTTGATGTTTTGTCGTCCGCACTAGGCGACTTGGGTTTTTCACCCGAGCCGGCAAAGGCAGACAACAGCGAAGCATCAGAAAGCGATAGCGATCTTTCACAAGACGAAGAAGACAAGCCGGAGACTGAAGATCCGGCTGAAGATGTTTCCGAGGCCGAAGAAGCCGAGGAAGAACAGGACGAGGAAGCCGAAGATGTCCCGCGGGAGAAAGTCCAGCGACGCATCGACAAGCTGACCGCCGCCCGGAAGTCCGCCGAGGAGAAAGCCACCGCCCTAGCCGCTGAAGCGGAAGAGGCCAAGGCCAAGGTCGCCGAATACGAAGCGCAGCTCAATGAAGCCGCTCGCCCGGTGCTCTCCCCCACGGCCGACAACCCGCTGGCCGACGTGGACACGCAGGAGGCGCTTGATGCTAAAATCAAGTCCGCCCAAGAGGTCCGCCGATGGGCTCTGCGCAATACGGACGGCGCCACAGTCAAACGCCCAGACGGCACAGAGGTCTACCTCGATGCCGACCAGGTCAAAGACTACCTCATAAAAAGCGACGATGTGCTTACGCTGTACGTGCCGGCCCGCCAGCAATGGCTTGCCCAACGCCAGCCGGCGCTTGAATCCGCCAAGTCCCTGTTCCCAGACATCTTCAAAAAAGGCACCCAGATGCACCAGGCGTTCACCGCCACGGTTAGGCAGGCGCCGGAGCTGCTGAAGCTCCCGCAGGCTGAATACTGGGTCGGTCTTGCTCTTCTCGGAGAGCAGACACTCATGGCCAAGCAAGGTGCTCAAGCCGCGAAGGCCAAGGCCGCACAGAAAGTCTCTTCGTCGAAGGAAATCGCCAAAACGCCCACTCCCGCCAAGCCGGTCAGCGCAACGAAATCTTCCACCAGTAGCAAAAGCGCCAAAGGCGCGATGAGAGCACTGACGGGAGATTCGATGGAAGACATTGAGTCATTTGTTTCCGCGGCGCTCTTGTAAGGAAACCCTAACAAGAAAGACCAACCAATCATGTCACAAGGCACAGTATTCCCGAATTTCTCGGGACTTCGCGAAGACCTCGCGGACGTTATCAGCATTGTTGATAACAAAAACACCCCAGTCACCTCGACCGCCCGCAAAGGCGCCGACATCACTAATCCCGGAGTTTTCTCCTGGCAGGCCGATGAGTACAAAGACCCGTCCTTTGACGGCGTGCTCACCAACGCCGACGTTGCCACGTTTGACGACGCCTCTTCCACCCGCGCATTGCTTTCGGGCCGCGCGATGAAGTTCCGCCGCTCAATCAAGGTTGATGACTTCACGCAGATCTCCGACATCGCCGGCATCGGCAAGAACAAAGCGTTTGCGCACAGCGTTTCCAAGAGCCTCGTCGAACTGAAGCGCGACATTGAGTCCGCCGTCTGTTCCGACCGCGACAGCCAAGAGCAGGCCAGCACCAACCCATACCGCACACGCGGTCTCGGCAGTTGGATCAGCAACAGTGCGCAAACTGACCTCCCGGTCCCTGCCGCGTTCCGCACGCCGGCCGCCAGCATCAACACGACCGCCACCGCCTCCCTCATCGAGACCGAAGTGCAGGCCGTGCTGCAGAGCATGTACCAAGTCACCGGCACCATGAGCAGCATGATGCTCGTCTGCGGTCCCGAACTGAAGCGCGCCTTCACTAACTTCACTCGCTTCGCGGGTGGAACTGACCACAAGGCCGGTCTCTCGATCCGCACCTTCAGCCAGTCCGCCGAGTCGAAGAAGATTGTGGCGTCCATCGACAGCTTCCACGGCGACTTCGGTGTGCTCGACATCGTGCCCTCGCTGTTCTTGGCCAAGGACCAAGCCGAAGCCTCGCAGCTTCGCCGCGGCTATGTCCTCAGCGCCGACATGATCGAACTCCGTTACGGCCGTCGCCCCCGCTTCCAAGAGTTGGAAGACATGGGCGGTGGTAAACGTGCGCTCGTCGATGCAATCGCCGCGCTCGTCTGCATGAACCCCAAAGGCTTGGCCAAGTTCGCCGCGACTTCCTAGTCGTAAACCAGAGAATATAATTCAATGAAAACATACGAACTCCCCGCTGAAACCAAAGCCGCCACCGGCTTTACCCACAAGGTTATCGTCACGCACGACGACCTCACCGACACCGACGCTGCGCAGACCATCAACCTCATCCCGGTTGTCGCCGGCACGGTTGTCAAGTCCGCCGCAACCAAGGTTGTTACCGACTTCGACAGCTCTGACGCTGCGACCATCTCGACCACCGTTGAGGTTGGCCACAACGACACGGTAGCTGACGCTGACGAGTTCATCACCTCGCAAGAGCTGAACCCGGGCGGCACCGTGGTCGATTACAAAGTTGAAGCCACGGTCCCCTATGTGTTCGCCGCAGGCACTTCCGCCTCGCCGAAATACATCCAAGCCGCCTTCGCCTGCACGGCGGGCGACAGCTTGGCCGATCACACTCAGGGCGAGCTGCATGTCTATCTGCAGATCGTTTCCCTGTCCGCGATCTAAGACTGTTCTAACACTCTGCGGCTCCTCCGGGGGCCGCAGCAGTTAGGATGGCTGAAACACTTTGGAGCGATCTTGTCGCCGATTTGGGCGATGAGATGCAGCACCTCGTCAAGGAGGAATTGCTGCGCGGCTGGCATGCGGACGCTGTCCTAGCGGCCACGCGCCAGCAACGCATTGCCCAGGCCAACGCCCGTCTAGAGAACTGCGCCATTGAAGGCATCGGCGTCCGCGAGATGAGCATCGACGCCGACGCTTACTGGGCTTGGCACGGCACCAACCCCGGCTGCTGGCAGGACAAGGGATTCCGCGATTGGTTCAAGAAGAAGAACCCCGAGACGGTCGTTAAATACACACCCCGCAACACCACCATCCTCGTCCCTTGAAACCCATCGACCGCGACAAGATCGTAGAAATCCTCGGCGAGGTTGAGCAGGCTGACAGCGACGCCAGCACCTACATCCAGCGCAAGCTGCGCAATTGGAACACCCGCTACTGCATCTGGCCCGGGCAAAACGAAGACGGCCGCAAGCGCAAGGGCAGCCTCGGCGCCCAGCCATTCCCTTGGGACGGCTCAAGCGACTGTAAGATCTTCCTCAGCGACAACATCGTCCGCGACCACGTCGCCATGCTGACCTCCGCGTTCTTCAAGTCCCGCGTGCAGGTCCAGCCGGTCGAAAGCATGGACATCGACAAGCGCAACGCCGCGGAGGCTGTGCTCAAATGGCTCCTCTTTCAGCATTGCCTCTCTGACCTCCAGCGCGAGGTCCGCCTAGCCGCTGAGTTTCGGGAAACCTACGGCCTCGCCGTCATGGCCATCGACTGGCAGACCACCACCCGCACCGAGGTCAAGACCTTCACGCTGGACGACGCCATGGGTATGCTTGAGGCCGCGGCGCAGCAAGACCCCGAGCAGGCGGCCAACATCCAAGCCCTCATCGAGGTTGTCCTTGATCCTCTGCAGGAAGAACTCGCCGCCCAGCTGCTCGGTGAGATCGTGCCGGAACTCGGCAAGCCGGCCAAGGTGCGCGAGCTGCGCGAGAAGGGTGTCGTCGAGTGGGACAGCCCTTATATTTTTGAGAACAAGCCGGTGTGGACCGCCCTGGAAGCCTTCGAGGACATCATCTTCCCAATCCAGACCTTCAGCCTGCAGCGCGCTGCCTTCGTGGCCCGCCGGGAACTGCTCACCGAGGTTGAACTGCGCGAGCGCGGCATGATCGAAGGCTGGGACGAGGACTGGGTTGAGCGCACCAGCAAGCACAAGGGCGAGATGCGCCGGATCACGGCAAACCTGCACCGCACCGACCAATACCTCTACGAGCAGCTGCGCGACATGGTAGAAGTTTGGCACGTTTACAGAAAAGAGATCGACGAGAAGACCGGCGCCGTCCGCGTGACGCGCAGCATCATGTCCTTCCACGTCCCTGACACGGTCGCCAGCCATGAGATCCTGCCCTACGCCCACGGCCTTTATCCTTTTGTCGAGCTAGCCCGCGAGCGCACCACCCGCCCGCTCCTCGAGTCCCGCGGCGTGCCGGAGATCTGCCAGACGGCTCAGAACGAGATCAAGACCCAGCGCGACTTCCGCGTAGACGCCGCCAGCCTCAGCGTGCTCCCCCCAGTGCGCGTGCCGGCCAACCGCGGCAAGTTCGACCTCGTCCTCGGCCCCGGCGTCCAGATCCCCGAGCGGAGGCAAGGTGAGGTCAGCTTCATGGAGCCCCCGCGGGTCAGCCAGGGCAGCATCGAAGTTGAAGCCGCCACCCGGCTGGACGTGGACAATTACTTCGGCCGCATGTCCCAAGGCGTCCCGCCCCAGCTCGCCATGCTGCACACCCAAGAGCTAATCGACACCTGGCTCCTCGACATGAAGCTCTGCGTTGTCCAGACGATGGCCCTTGCGCAGCAGTATATGTCGCCGGAGGAAGTCGCCCGGGTGACCGGCAACCAGCTCCCCTTTAACGCCAGCCCGCAGGACATCCGCGGCAGGTTTGACATAACCGCCGAATTCGACGCCCGCATGCTCGATGCCGAAGCCCTCGGCGCCAAGTTGAACTACCTCGCCAAGATCCTCGTCCCGATGGATTCATTCGGCGTCATCGACCGCGTTGGCCTCATCAAATACATGTTCCAAGCCGTCGATCCCAACATGGCGAGCATGCTGGTCCAAGACATCGGCGCCGCGACCCAGCAGGAGATCGAAGACGAGCAGGGCGCCTTTGCCAAGATCGCCGCCGGCACCGAGCCCCCAATGAAAGAGGGCGGCCAAAACGCCCAAGTCCGCTTGCAGACTCTCCAGCAAATCATCCAAAGCAACCCCGCCGTCAGCCAACGCTACCAGCAGGACGAAATCTTCCGCCGCATGTTGGACGCCCGCATGCAGGCATTCACCTTCCAGCTCCAGCAGTCGCAAAACGCCGTCATCGGCCGGGTCGGCGCGCAGCCCGCGCTCCAGCAGATGGCGCAGGAGCAACAACTCGGAGGTCCGCAGGCAGCGGCTTAACCTATGGCCTTTTCCCCCAACGTCGCCGTCCGAAATGTCGCCGGATTAAACATCCCGCAGCACGACTACATCGCCTTTACCTACCACGGCGCGACCAACAACGCCCAGACCGTGACCTACCGTGAAGGCGGCAGCACCGGCACCATCGTTGCCTATGTGACTTTCACTTATGTGACCCAACCGCCGACCGTGGATAACACGCCGCTGGCCACCGTGACCCGCTTGGCCTCGCCATAGTATGACCTACAACGCTCTAACCGGCGGCTTTGCTCCCAGCGCACCATCGGCCACCGCGCCGCTGGCCCGCGAGGTGGGCACCTACGCTGACCTGCCGCTGGATTCCTCGGCGCCGGTTGGCTCGGCTTGGCGTGTTCTGGCTGGTTCCGGCATCCCGCTCTACAACCGGCATTCGCCCGGAGTCTACGTCCGGTCGGCTGCTGGCAACGTCAACCGCGACAGCGACTACACCTTCGCCGGGAAGGCCGCGCAGATCATCGTGATCAAGGAGGCCGCGCAATGAAAACCGTGACCGTCTCCAGCATCGTGACCAACGCCGCCAGCCGCGCTGGCTTGGATGGCAGCAGCATCGACAATCTGCCCACGACCACCAAGACGATCATGGTGGATAACCTTGCCAGCCACCTTCGGGATGCGTGGGAGTTTTACGATTGGCCCGACCTCACGCGCACCGAAGAGCGGACCACCCAGACCGGAGTGGACGAGGACATTTATATCGACCTCGCGCAAGCCAGCGAGACTGAGATCGGCGACGTGTTTAGCGTGTTTCAAGACAATCCGCATACACACGCAGCCCCGAGAGAAATCGCGTTCAGTCTCGACCTCGATAAGATCCGGTTGCCCAGCGACTGCCCCGACACCATTTACGTCAAATTCCGGCTGCCGCCCACGGTCATATCGACCGTGCTCGCCACGGCCCTCGCGCAGACGGTCCCGCAGATTTTGGCCGACTACCTCAAATTCTCCCTCACCGGCGACCTTTTGACCGAGGACGGTCAGCTCGACAAAGCGCAGGTCATGTATGGCCGGGCCGAACTGAGCATCGTCAAGGAGACCGAGAAATTCACCTACCAGCAAAAGCAAACCCGCCGATGGACCGCGCAGGTCTCGCAATACTAACCAACTACTAAAACCTATGGGCTTCCCTAACGTAAAAACTAAACCATCCACCGGCAATGTCATTGACTACAGCAGCAGCACGGCCGTCACCACGGCAGCCGCTGGCACGCAATCAGTTATGCCCGCTAACGCAAGCCGGACTTACTTAGTGTTCCAGAACATTTCCGACACGCTGATGCGCATCGACTTTGGACAAACCGCCTCGGACGACGAAGGCATTCAGGTGCAACCCGGTGGCTCCGTGACGTTCAATGCTGCTTGGGTGCCATCGCAGGAGCTTTTTGTCCGTTGCAGCAGCACATCCAAAAAGTTCGTCGCCAAAGAAGGAATCTAAAGATGAACCGCCTGCTCACCATCCTACTGCTGGCCGCCGGCACCGCCTACGGCCAGATCGACAACCCGCCGACCTCGGTCAATATCACGGACGCCACGGCGACCGGGCGTGCGGTGCTCACGGCGACCAATGCTGCGGCGGCTGCTACGGCGATCGGCCTTGGGGAGTGGAATCACGTTCAGTTTGTCCAAGTGGATGCTGGCACGGTTTTTGTGGATGAGGGAAGTATTCTGTTTTCTGGCAATGCCGCCGCCACCACCCGCACCAACCTCGGCCTCGGCACAACCAACGCCGTCACATTCGGCAACATCACGGCCACCGGAACCCTCGGAGTCAGTAACGCCGCCACCTTCGCCACCAACGTCACCATAAACGGCAACGCCACCCTAAACGGCGTGGGCAACATCGCACCGCATCAGACGGCGATCAGTGCGGACAGTTTGATGACGCGGGATTTAACCGACACGCGCATGGTTGACTACATTATGCACGCGCCGAATCGGTTTAGAGATTTGGCATACGCTATGGCCTCGCATATAAGCGGCCCCGGAACCGCTGTCCACGCTGGCCCCATTACCGAAGGTCGAATCAATGTGAGGATTGTAAATGGAAGCACCAACAGCTTTGCCTCGGTCAGAGTCAACAGGCAAGGGCCGTGGAACGGAACGGAGGGAACCTTTGGTATAGATTGGTCTCGCCCAATGAGTTTAGCTGTTATGGGCGCCAAGAACCAAGTAACCAACAACGTTGCGCGCGCTTTTTTGGTTTTTGGCGCTGGCGCAGGCGACAACGATCTGCCCACCAATGGCCATTGGGTTGCTCTTAACTGGGTTGATGCCACCAACGCTGAAGTTCTAGTTTCCAAGGCAAATGTAGTCACAACCAACGCCGCCACAATTACCACTTCGGCATCGCCATTAGGCTTCGGTTTGTGGATTGACCACAAAACCAACGGGACGGGCGACATTTATTATGCCGAAAGAAATTCCGCAACTAGCGCGGCCTTACAGAAACCAACAAACGCCACTGTCACATATAGCAACGGCCCTATGGTTGCTTCGACAAACCAAACCTGCTTTACGTTTGGACTAGTCGGCCTCTCCACCAACACTGGCGGAAGTTTTGAAATTGTCGGACTAAATAATGCCGTGTTTTTTGCCCCATGAAACTCCTACTCTCCAACAACCAGCTAACCCGCTACAGCAAAAGCGGCGACTACGCCACCACCACCGCCATCCCGCTTGACGGCGAACTGGCCCTCACCGCGCAGACCCTTCTGTCATGGCTGCAATCGCAACTCACCGAAGGCGAGTCAGTCGGCCAAGTGTTTTTGGAACCAGACGGCACGCACTCGGATTACGAGACGCAGGTGGACGCCGACGGCAACGAATCACAATCTGTGACTTCAAGCCGCCCCAAACTCTCCGCCGCCGTGACCGCGCACGCCGCCGCCGGGTCGCGCTCCGTAGTTTATTCCAGCGAGAGCCTGCCCACCGAACTGCGGGACGGCCTCTTGGCGGCATGGACCGCAATAGACGCAATGCCATGAACTACTGGCACCAACATTTAACGACCGTCGAGCGCGGCGCCCTCGGCACGTTTGCCAGCCTCGGCTCGGCGGCGGTTTCTATGGTCGCCCATGTCGAACTATACTTACGCGTTGCCGGGCTATGCGTCGGCCTCGCTGTCGGCGTGATCACATTACTTTCGGTCTACCATGACCTGCGGAAAAAACAGAAGGAGAACAAATAACATTATGAACAACTGGAAAACTACTACACTCGGCGTCCTCACGGGGCTCATCGCATTGGCCACCGGCGCCAAAGA